TGACCGGCGCAGACGGCGGGCCGATTGAAATAAAGGGAATAGATGTCGCGTTCATCAGGTCGGGCAAAGATTGAGTTTCCCGAAAAACTCCAATGCCTGTTTGAGCCGAAGCGCTACAAGGTCCTGTGGGGCGGCAGGGGCGGCGCGAAGTCATGGGGGATAGCTCGGGCGCTGCTTGTCCTGGCGGCATCCAAGCCCCTGCGGATTCTCTGCGCTCGTGAGTTGCAAAAGTCGATCAAGGATTCAGTCCACCAGCTTCTAAGCGACCAGATACGCGATACTGGGCTATCTGGGCAGTTTGAAATACTCACCACGGAGATCAGAGGAAAGAATGGAAGCCGCTTTAACTTCTGCGGACTTCGCCATAACGCCCATGAAATCAAAAGTTACGAGGGCGTTGATGTTGTATGGGTAGAAGAGGCACAGGCGGTCAGCAAGTCAAGCTGGGATGTGTTGATTCCGACGATCCGTAAAGACGACTCGGAAATCTGGATCAGTTTCAACCCGGACATGGAAGATGACGAGACATACAAGCGTTTTGTCCTCAACCCGCCCAAAGAGTCAGTAGTTGTCAAGATCGGATGGCAGGATAATCCCTGGTTCCCTTCCGTGCTTGCCATGGAGCGCGACGAACTCAAGGGAAAGGACATCGACAGTTACCTGCACGTCTGGGAGGGCCAGTGTCGGGAGATTCTCGACGGGGCTATCTACGCCGACGAGATGCGCAAGGCAAAGGAAGAGGGCCGAATCTGCAATGTGCCGGTGGATATGTCGGTGCCGGTCGATGTCTTTTACGACTTAGGTTGGGCAGACTGCACTTCAATTTGGTTTGTCCAGACAGTCGCCAAAGAGATCAGGGTAATCGACTTCTACCAGAACCAGCTCAAGCCGATTCAGCATTACGTGCAAGTGCTGCAAAACAAGGGGTATATCTACAAGACGGACTACCTCCCTCATGACGCCAGAGCCAAGGAATTAGGCACAGGGAAGAGCATTGAGGAGGTGTTGAGAGGTTTAAACCGCAACGTGTCTATTGTGCCGATGCTTTCGGTTGAGGACGGTATCGAGGCCGCAAGGACACTGTTTAACTCCTGCTGGTTCGATGTCGGCAGGTGTGCAGACGGGCTTTCAGCACTTCGCAAATACCGCTACGACGTTGACCCCGACACCGGCAAGTGGAGCAAGAAGCCGCTGCATGACGAGAATTCACACGCTGCGGACGCCTTCCGCTACATGGCTGTGGGGTATTCACCCCCCAAACCAAAGGCGAAAAAGACGACAGTCAGTTTTTCTTCTGGTTGGCAGGGTATGTGACATACCATATTTTGGGTAAAACACGGCTTTATAACAAAAACTAGACACACGATATCGCAGGCTTTAATAAATGGCCGATAAAGAAACCAAAGACGACGACCAAGCAATCGTTGCGCGAATCCGCAAGCGGTTTCAAATCGCTGCCGACGCCGAAATGGTCAATCGCGCTCTTGCCCTCTCCGACATTCGGTCAGAGAACGGCGAGCAGTGGGAGCCAGAAGCCCAAGCCTCAAGAGAAGAGGACGGTCGCCCATGCCTGACCATTAACAAGATCGCCGGAGCGGTCAAGCAGATCCTCGGCGCGGCCAGACAGAACAAGCTCGCTATCAAGGTTAGACCGGTTGACGACCAAAGCGACCCGAAAGTCGCCGAACTGTTGACCGGCCTGATTCGCAATATCGAAAACACCTCTGCTGGCGAGTCCGCCTATGACCACGCTTTTGAGTGCGCCGTAAAAGGTGGCTGGGGTTATTTCCGCATCATTACCGATTACGCCTCAGAAGACGTGTTCGACCAGGATATTTGCATCGAGCGCGTGCCGAATCAGTTTTCTGTCTACCCCGACCCGGCCAGCAGCAAGCAGGACGGCTCGGACATGCGCTGGTGTATCGTCTCCGAAGTCAGAGATAAGGAAACCTTTGCCGAAGAGTACCCCGACGCGGCGACCTCGGGCTTTGATTCGTCAATCGGCGAAGCCTCTGCCGACTGGTTCACATCTGAAGGTGTGAGGGTGGTGGAGTATTTCGAGCGCAGCACGGAGAAGAAAACTCTACTGCTGCTGCAAGACGGCAAGACCGTATTTGCCGACGACGTACCCGCCGAAGCCCTTAAGCAAGGCCGGGAGATGGGCGCTATCGTCAAAGAGCGAGAAGTCGATTATCCGAAAATAACTTGGTATAAAGCGACCGGCGCGGAGATTCTAGACCGCAAGGATTGGGCGGGTAAATACATTCCTGTTATTCCCGTTCTCGGAGAAGAGACATGGGTGGACGGGCGGCGCGTTCTGCGTTCGGCGATTCGCTGGGCCAAAGACCCGCAAGTGCTTTACAACTGGGCACGCTCAAACGCTGTAGAGACCCTGGCTATGGCCCCGCGTCAGCCGTTTATTGGTACGCCGAAAATGTTTGAAGGGCACGAGCACCAATGGGCGCAGGCGCACCGCAAGCCTATGCCGTACCTGTTGGCGAATCCCGACCCGCAAGTCTCAGGCGTGCTTCCGCAGCGGCAGATGATGTCCAACATCGACACCGGAGCGCTGCAAGAGGCTCAGATGGCCGCAGACGACATCAAGGCGACCACAGGTATTTATGACGCCTCCTTGGGCGCTAGAGGCAACGAGACGAGCGGCAGGGCTATCATCGCCAGACAGTCCGAAGGTGATAACGCTACGTTCATCTTTACCGACAACCTCGGGCGGGCGATGAAGCAGGCCGGCAGGATTCTGGTGGATCTCATCCCGAAGATTTACGACACCGAAAGAGTTGTCCGGCTGATGAACCAGGACGGCTCTGAAGGGTGGGCGACAATCAACCAGCAAGACCCCATGACAGGCCAGAAGATGAACGACCTCTCCGTCGGTAAATACGACGTTGTGGTTGACGTGGGTCCGTCCTACAAAACCAAGCGACTTGAGGCCGCCGATGGAATGATTCAGCTTTCTCAGGCCGCCCCGCAGTTCGCACAGATCATCATCCCGCGCATCGCCAAGAATCTCGACTGGCCCGAAGCGGACGAAATCGCCGAAGAGATGACGGCCATGTCCCAGCCGCAACAGGGACCGGACCCGGCCATGCAGATGGCAGAGATGAAGATGCAGCAGGACCAGGCCCGTGGGCAGATTGACATGGCGAAGGCGCAGATGGATATGGAGATAAAAAAGATGGACTTCCAGATCAAGCAGATGGATTTGATGATAAAAGAGAGGCAGGTTAACACCCCGCCGCAAGGAGGCTACTGATGCCCGGAGCATACAACAACCCAAACCTGTATCACGCCGCCGCCACGCAGTATCTGACCGTTGACGGCACCTCGGACACTGTAACGCTGGGAGTCGGCACAAGGGCAGTTAGCTTGTTTGCCACCTCTGCTTGCTGGGTCCGTATCGGCATTAAGGGCGAGACGCCGACCGCCGCCGCTCCTGGCGCAGAGAAAACCAGAGTGGACAGACTGATTTACCTACCTGCCGAGTCTGTTATTGACTACCCTGTCCCGATTGGAGACGAAGCCGGCAAGGTCAAGATTGCCGCCATTCAAGCCACGGCGGGCGGAACGCTTTACATTACGGAGAGAAACGACTTTTAACCTTACCCGTGAGGCACACGGGGCTAATTCGCCTACGGGCGCAGAGGTGACAAATGGACGAAGAGTTGCAAGACACGGGCATTGAGCCCGCACCCGCCGCAGAAGTGACGGAACCGGCCCCCGTCGAACCCGAAGAAACCGGCGACCAGCCTGCCGCAGAACCCCCGAAGAAGTCGCAGGGAGTTCAGAAACGCTTGGATGAACTCACCCGCGAGAAGTACGAAGCGCGGAGAGACGCCGAATACTGGCGTGAAATGGCCCTGAGACAGCCGCAACCGGCACAACCAGCCGCCCCAGCGGTCGAAGCTCCCCCGAAGCAGGAGGATTTCCCCGATTACGATGATTATCTGCGCGCCTCGGCACGGCATGAGGTTAAGCAGGAACTCGCACGGGAGCGGCAGGAAGCGGAAAAGGTACAGCGGGAAGAGTCGCAGCGCCGCGCAGCAATGGACCAGCAGACCAAAACCACGGAGATGATCGGCAAAGGCAAGGCCGCATACGATGATTTCGATATCGTCGCCTTCGACCCGAAAGTGCGGATTACGGAGGCCGTTTTAGCCGCCGCCGCCGAAAGCGAAGAAGGGCACGCCATCATCTACCACCTCGCCAAAAACCCCGCAGAGGCGGCACGCATCGCCGCTCTCTCTCCCGTTGCACAAGTGCGGGAAGTGGGAAAATTGGAGGCGAGATTGACCGCTCCACCCGTTAAACAACCCTCTTCAGCCCCGGCACCTATTAAGCCTGTCGGCTCCAACGAGCCGACCAACAACGAACCCGACTCGACAAAAAACCCCGACGCATGGCTTGCGTGGGAACGGGCGCGGGTACGAAAGCTGGGGCGCAGATATTAACCCCTTTCCTTTGGCCGAGAACACGGCTCAGGAGATAAATCATGGCAAATTCGCAGCTCACAACGGATAAGATTTTGATGAAGGCGCTGGACATTCTCCACGCTAAACTCAACTTCATTGGCTCGGTCAACAGGCAGTACGATGACCAGTTCGCACAGACCGGAGGCAAGATCGGTCAGACGCTCCGCATCCGTATGCCGGAGAAATTCAGCGTTACGGACGGCGCGGTTCTCGACGTGCAGGACTCGACCGAGCAGAGCCAGACCCTGACGCTCGCCACCCGTAAGCACGTCGGCATGGCCTTCACCACCCAAGAACTCACCATGAACATCGATGAGTTCACCGAGCGCAAGATCGAGCCGGCCATGTCCGTCCTCGCCTCTGTTCTTGAGGCCGATGCTCTGAACATGGTTCTGGACGTTCCCTACGTTACCGGCACCTTCGGCACCTCGCCGGCCACGCTTGACCCGTTCCTGAAGGCCAAGGCCATCATGAACCAAAACCTCGCGCCTCGGGACGACAAACGCATGGCGCTGATTCCCTCCCATGTGACTCCGACCGTCATTGAGGGTGTCAAGTCGCTGTTTAACGACTCCGAAGAGGTCAAGCGCCAGTATAAAGAGGGCGTCATGGGACGTGCGGCGGGCTTCACCTGGGCGGAAAACGATCTTATTCCCGTTTCTGCCACCGGCACCCGTACCGGCTCCATCACCATCAACGGCGCGGCTCCGACCGGCTCGACCATCTCCATCAAGGCGCTCGGCGCAAATACCGGCATCAAAAAGGGTGAGGTTCTGACCATCGCCGGCTACTACGCCGTTCACCCCGAAACCAAGGCCCCCTACCCGCACTTGCAACAGTTCGTCGTGACCGCCGACAACAGCGCATCGGGCGGCGGCACCACGATTGCGGCTCTCGCCATTTCCCCGGCCATTGTGACTTCTGGCCCCTACCAGAACGTTACCGGCACTCCCGGTAGCGACGCGGTGGTTATCCTCAAGGGTGGCGCGACCACTGGCGGCTTGGCGGCTTCGGCCAACGCCTCTACCAACTTCGCGCAGTCCATCTGCTACCACAAGAACGCTTTCGCGTTCGTCTCGGCAGACTTGGAGCTTCCCCCCAACGTCGAAGCATTCCGGCGCACTCAAGACGGCATAAGCATGAGGATCGTTCGCGGCTACGACATCGTGAACGACCTTATCACCTCTCGTCTTGATGTTCTCTACGGATACAAGACGATACGCCCCGAACTGGCCTGCCGCGTCACTTCCTGATCTTTCACCTTTTACCCATAGGGGGGCTTAACCGCCCCCTTTTTTCGGAGGTTCATCATGGCAATTCAGATTCTCGGCAACGGCCAGCCGGACGGTACGGGCGTTGTCAAATCCACCACGGAAAAGCTGCACCTTTTCGGCGGCACCCCTGCTGCTCAGCCCACCATGACCGTTACTGTCGGCACCGACATCGCCACGGTCATTCTTGAACTGGCCGAAATTCGCGCAGCTCTCGTCGCTCTTGGCGTTATCAACGCGTGAGAGTCTACCTAGGAATACCGCTTTATGGGGGCGCTGGTGGCGAGTTCATCAGCGCCCTGCTGAAAACCCGCGTCGTCTTTGACCGTCTCGGCTGGGAGGTCGAAGTCGATGTCAATAGCGGCTGTTCCGTGGTCAGCAAGGCGCGCAACGACATTGTGCGGCGGTTTCTGGCGAGCGGCTTTGACGTTCTGCTGTTTATCGACTCCGATATGTCATGGAGTCCGGTTGATGCTGCAAGACTTTTGCAGTCGGGAAGGGATTTTTCAGCAATTGCCTACAGGGTGAAGTCCGACGACCTGCTCTACAACTGCGCGCTGAACGGCGAGACGGACGGCGAGTTTTTGGGGGCGGATGCAGTCGGTACAGGCTTTATGGCCCTGTCTCGAAAATGCCTTGAGGAAATGGTAAAAGCCTACCCGCATACGGCGTATGAAGACAGTGGAGAGGTACACGCCCTGTTCGACTTTGAAATTCACGGCGGGCGGTATTGGGGCGAAGATTACACCTTCTGCCGTCGCTGGAAGTCAATTGGCGGGGATATCTGGCTCCTGCCTGCCGATATCGGGCACGTTGGAAGCAAGAACTACAAGGGAAACATTGACCAGGTGGCGAAATGACCGCAGGCCAGATCATCAATAGAGCGCTGAGGCTTCTTAAAGTCATCGACCCAGAAGCCGGCCCAACGGCACCCATGCAGCAAAACGCTCTGGAAACTCTAAATAGTATGTTGGAGTTTTGGAGCACGACGAACCTTGTCTGGATTGAGACGACCGAGCAGTTCGACCTTGTGGGCGGAACAGACGTTTACACCATGGGACCGTCGGGGGACTTTGACACGACTCGACCGGAAAAGATCGGCACGGCGTTTATTCGCTACAGCGGGCTAGACTACCCTCTGGTTATCGATGTCAACGGCTCCACTTACGCAGGAATAGCCGACAAGTTAGAAACTGGCCGTCCGCGACTGATGTGGGTCAATCCGACAATGACCACGGCAACGCTCACCTTCTGGCCGGTCCCCGACGAGAATTACCCGCTTTATATCTACTCCAAAAAGCCTTTAGGCCAGTATGCGGCGGCGTCTTCTGAAATCGTTTTACCGTCTGGATTTGACCGGATGATTGGGTACAACCTAGCTCTGGAATTGGGCGATGAATACGGCACCTTGGCGCAAACCACAGTTGCCCTTGCCGCCGAGTCGTTTCAGAAGCTTAAAGACCATTACGGGCCGAAGCCGCAAGGCGTTGTGTCAAATCCATTTCGCGCCGGACGTTTCGCGACTCCGAACCTTGGCGAAGGCGTGACGTTTGGCGGTCAATCTGTCGTCTTTGGCGGCGGAACAGCATTGTGGTGAGGTAATTTATGGCGGCACAAATCATTGAAATCTTCGCCACTGGCTTTGACTTTGACGGCGAACCCGTATCTGGTGGGACTGTT